ATTTAACAAATTGGTCGCAGTAGTAGATGTTCCCCCCGATCCAAATGCAATATAAGTACCGCTATTGCAGTAATAAGGAAGCCATGTTGTAGTTAAGGTAAAAACGGCACTTCCGATGCACGAGGTTAAAAGCGTCCCCCCCGACTGAAACGAAGTAGCCGTATAATTACCGACAATAATCTGCCCGTTTGCAGCTGGATTCAGCATGCAGAACAAAAGCATCGTCAATAAAAACGCGGTTAGCTTTTTCATTGCTTTACCTGGTCAACAGCACCGATACATTTACAGGGTTAGTTAAAGTAACAAGTTTTACCCGCACATACTTTGCATAAAATGAAGGCAACTCTATTCGCGTTACATACGAAGCATTTAACCCGACCGTAATTGCGTCGACAGTCACATAATGCGAATCCTGATCGATATCAGCATCTTGAAAATCAACTTCAAAAGCGCCGGGATTTCCGCTAAAAAAAATCTCCAGCGAAATCCCCCACGGATAAAACGTGCGGTTGACTCTTTCGATTTGAAAGGCAATGCTTGCCTCTCCCACCGCAACCGTTTCGTTGTTCCACAAGTATTTCTGTCGGTTATCACGAATCAAAGCAGCTTGTGCTGTTCCCGCATAGCCTGGCATTACTTCCCTCCTGCAAAACTCGGTACAATAGAAATGCGGTTGAACACCGCCATCTCATTCGAGGTGAGATCATGGCCAAGTATCGAGTCGAGCGCGAGTCTGTTGTCCAACCGCTCGATCAATCTATCAAACTTATTCCGCTGACAAATGGCTACGTTGCCGTTGTTGATGCTTTCAACTATGAATGGCTGATGCGTTGGAATTGGTACGCATTCTGGAATATATCTACTCATTCTTTTTATGCTCGGCGAGCGCACAATGGGCCATTGATGCATCGTTTTATTCTCGGTTTGACTGATCCAAAAATAGAGGGCAATCATCGTGACGGCAACACATTGAACAATCGGAGCTACAACCTTCGCGTAGCTACTCGCCAACAAAATAGCCAAAATCGCGGGAGCTACAAAAACAACAAAAGCGGGTATTCCGGTGTGATATGGCACAGTCGAGATCAAGTTTGGCAAGCATACATAAACACAAATGGAAAACGCACACACCTCGGTTATTTCCGCAATAAGGATGACGCTTTCTTTGCACGCGCTATGGCAGAGATTGAACAGCATGGCCGGTTTGCACATATTCTTTATCATTAGTTCCCCCAACCGCCAATATTTAAGCCACCTTCTACAGTGCTGTAAGGCTCGCCAAATGCAGAGGGCAGACGTTGCATTTTGCTGAAATAAAGATCGACAAGACTTTTGTCCATTACACGAATATGTTTAAGTCGGTCGTCATATTCGGCACGTGCGGCCTGTAATAAAAATTGCCAATTGGCTCCAGCGCCGCGCTCCATCTCATCGCCCTTCTGCGATTCCTTCCACAAATAAAGCATTTCGTAAGCGCGTAACTTGACTAACTCGTCATTTAGCGGATAAGGCAAGGTATCAGACGGTTTGCTAAGCGCCGACCAATTAGCTTGGCAGGCAAACGTATAAGGCAGTTGCGTAATTGGGTGTGGCCATAGTTCATAAAGCATTTGGCCATACGTTGTGCTTCTAGTACGCGTATCCATTTTGTACGGCACCACATACAGTGGTTCATCAAAATCGGTTCGTTCGGCATCTTCTTCCGATAAATCAATTTCTGTTTTGCTCCACCAGTCCATGTAATTGTTATTGGTGGTATCGCGGATGTTGTACCAACGTTTAAATCCGAGCGGCGCGGGATAATAAGCTTGGTAAATCATGTATGTGCCATTGGTCTGCTTTGGCTCCATCCATGGCCGATCGATCGTTAATACCACCGCATTGGTATTCGATACGTCTGCGGCAATAATGCTATAAAGTGAATAATATGGAACGCGTATTTGTTGCTGCGTAAGAAATGGCGGATTGGTTATAGCCGCAATCCAAGCCGCAGACGCGGTTGCATCGCCAGTGATAGAAGTGGTAAATGGCGTTACGGTAATTCTTCCAGGACTAAGAAACTCCTTGCTTGGTCCGCCCAATAGTCCAGGTGTTAACCAACCACCATCAATTAACTGAAAACTCCAGACTGATTCATTTTGAATGGCGGCAAAAGACTCATTGATCTTAGTCGTTACTAAGCCAAAGTTTGCTCCCGGTATTCCTAACAACTCTTGCCGCATGTTAAATAACGCCATGTTTTGCCTTTAACAAAACGCCCCTTGCGAGTCATCCCCACAAGAGGCGTTAAGTTTGTCTTCGGGAGAAGACCTTGTTTTAAAACTGTCCGACAAATGCGCAAAGCTGAAGAGTTTCTCCTGATAGATTTTGACCAGAAACTACCTCTCCTCCAACTGAAACTCCTGCGCTAACAGTCGCAGTGGTAGCTCCCGAAATGGTCACTGTGCCTGTCGTGGTAAGTGCTCTGCCATTCAGCGTGCCGCCGCCAAGAGTAACGCCGCTCACCGTCAGAATGTTTCCGTTAACTGTCGAAGTCGCTACCGAAGTAAAAGCACTTCCCGCCACAAAAACAACATTCGCTGCTTGGGCACCGTTTACTAGTGCGACTGTTTGTCCGCTGGCAAGATTGATCGTTGATCCCGCCACAAATACAAACACAGCATTTGAATTGCCTTGGGCGTCCAAAATGATGCCTGTAGGCATCGTCAAGCTGGTAGAACCAAAATAGTTGCCGGCAGTGTACGTCGACGCTGTCGACCCATTACCGCCAGTACTTAAGTTGGTTAGGCCAGACAATGTCGGCGTCAATCCCTGGTAATAAACAATCGCCGCCGTTAGGGCTGTTTGTGCGGCCGCTGCGTTGGTGTTGTCGATTACAGCTGGAGAGGTTAAAGTGCCTGGGGGAAAACCGGTAATGCTTGTAGTGGGATAGCTCCCGATGTTTCCGCCCGTAACAACCGTATTCCCTGTGTTTGTAATGCCGGAATATGCCAGCATCGCATAGTTAGCGGCACTGCCAAGACGTGTGGTAACAACTGAACCACCACCGCTCGAGCTGGCAAGAAACCACCGCAAATACCATGGTTGCCGAGTGCCGATTGCGGTTGGCCCTGCGTAAACCACATAATTCTTGCTTACGCTCTCCACACCACCAACAAGCGCATCAATGTAATAGTTTGGCAGCGCCAGCGTTACCAGATCTCCCGTACCAGCAACATAAGATACAGGCCCAGAGCCACTCCCAACAAAGAGTCCACGCCGGCCAGCAAATTCTGGATAGAGTGCGCTAGCACCGGTATTTCTTCCAATTGCTGTGAGAATCACGATTGCTCCTGTACCGCCGCAACCCGGCTAAAATGCCCTTGTTAAAACTGCCCAACGAGTGCACCAAGTTGAACCGACTCGCCTGAAAGGTTTGTTGTACTCGCCACTTCGTTTCCAACCGTACCTGCGGATGCCAAGGCATAAAACCAGCGAAGATACCATTGCTGCCGCGTGCCGGTTCCGGCGGGATCTGGATAAACCACGTACTTGCCGCTTACGCTTGTCACACCACCAAGAAGCACATCAATGTAGTAGTTCGGCAAGTTAAGAGTCACCAAATCCCCAGTACCAAGAACGTACGACGTCGGCCCAGTACCATTTCCGACAAAGGTCGCGCGGCGACCGATAAAGTCTGGATAGAGCGGGCCGCCGCCTGTTCCTTTTCCCAGCGCTGTCAGAATCATGGTTTCTCCTTAGTCCTGAACCACCGGCACACTGTTCAAGTAAATCTTGAACAAGTTCAACGAAACCGGAAGATCAACAGCTTGGCCAATCGTTGCTGTCGTTGGTGACGCTGTAGCCGAAGGAGCAATAACCGTTCCACCAGTCGTAGCTTCAACCCAGTTACTAACAGCAGCACCAGCGCCAATTGCCGAATAGCCCAAAACAGTCGCCGTACCAAGTTCTTGAACAAAGCCGTAGTTACCTGGCGTAATCGAATTCAAGAACACAACCGGTCGTACGGTACCAACACCAGGCAAGGCAGCACTACCAGCCGTGGCAACATCGTAGCTAGTCACTACATTCGGGCTTGTGCTTAGCTGCGCAGCGATCGTGCCGCCGGCTGTGCCGGTAATCGTCAACGAAAAGGCAGGAACAGAAGTGTAGCCATAGCCAGGCTGCACAACGGTAGCGCTCGTGATTGTGCCAGTAGAGCCAACAACAACCTGAATTACCGCATTAAAACCACCGCCGCTGCCGGCAGTTGCCGCAATGTTGTAAGTTCCAGTTGTCGCTCCCGTGCCAGCAGCCGTAATCACAACGCCAGCTACAGTGCTCCCAGCGCGCACGTAACCGACAGTTCCGGTCTTTACATTGGCCGCTGTGGCGCCAGAATCAACTTGCACAAAGCGATACCGCCCTGCATATAAAGTGCCGGTGGTCGTGAACGATCCTTGGAACGCTTCCTGATTGGTAGCGTCAAAAAAATCGCCAAGGTTCAATCCACCAGCCGCAAACGGCTGTCCTGTACGAAGATCTGTAATCGCAGTCGGCGAGGTAAAGTTCCCGTTATTCCATGCCAACCAAGTAGGCACAATAGGCTGAAAAGGCATTAGACTATCTCCTTCGCTGTTGGCAATGCGCTTTCAATTAGCGCGTTGCTTGCGTTATTCACATCGAGCAAATCCCATCGGTCTTCCATATCTATAAGCCGCTGTTCAGTAACTTTCTTAAACACCCTACGGTTGTTTGAATTGCTTTCAAATCCTTTACGGCTAAACCAAACTGCTTTTTCAGCATGAGCAGTTGGCAAAATAAAAAATCTGTTTTCGTCAACGCCCCACAATACAAAAAAATCAGCAACTTCTGAATATGGCCGTAAATTGCTGCGCTTAACTTTCTTTGCATTGCTATCCCATGCACCGCGTCTCAATGCAAAACCGTAGGCTCCATTTGGATAATTGACGCCACTTTGAATCCGCAAATGTGCGGTCTTAACTTGAATGCGCAATCCGTTATCCAAAACAATGTCGTAACCAACATCAAGTCCCGGAAAAAGCGGGATATGCCCACGCATAGCAAGTTGAGAAGATACCGCCCACACGCCTGCTTGCGCCCTTAATTGAAAATCTTTTCCGTACTGTCTGTTAACAAGCGTCATTTAATCCTTAGGCAGTAAAGCCAAACGCATAGTTAGAATGCCGCGGCTGAGTATTGTATAGGTTTGTTCCAAGCCGCATGAACAAAGCATCGATGCTCACGTTGTTCGGCATCGGCGCGCGACGCAGTCCGAAGTTCCAGCCCTTCTTATTTGTTGGGCGAATCTTGAAGCTTTCCGGCTCCAAGAAATAAAGCACTTCAGAAGGCTGAATTGTCGTATTTGAAGGCAAGCCAGAACCAGTCGGCGATGTCGTGACAGGCGCGCCATTCTTCGTAAACTGCGGCGTGGTAAACGAAACTGTTGCCGTGCTCGATCCAACGCCGTCAGCAAGATTTGTGTTGCCTGCCGCGCCATTGGCTGGTGCCAATTCAAGGTAGTTTTGAGCTTGAACGGAAGGAGCAAGCGGATCGGCATAAATATCAACGCCGTTAAAGTTCAGTCCATCCCACTTGATGTCGTGCTTGGTATTCGAAATATCGCGCCGCTGCGCATCGAGCGCAACCGCAACCGCCTTAAATCCAAACACGTTCGTGATCCCGAGCGTCGGATTGCCGCCAGTCACTTTGCACTGCGACCAAAGCTGCATCAACGCCGCAAAATCGATCTGGCCAGTGGCACCAGTCGATGTACCCAAATACAGCGGCGTGGTGTTCAGCGCGGTTCCAATATTTCCATTGCGCGCCTGACCGCCGTACGTGGTGTAAATATTGCCGTACACCGAGGGATCGATCCCGTTATTCAACGCTTCGTCCAGGCCGTTGATCGTCTTAATACGATTGTCCTGAACCGTTGTCGAAGAAGGCTGACCGTGACGAAACGAATCCATCTCCTGCATGGTGTTCATGGTCATAACCATGGCTTCCATGTAGAGCTGGTACTCGTCGACAATCCGCGACGGGCCGGAGTTGATAACGCCTCCGGTGCCGGAGCCGTCATCCATTTCCCAGTCATCCAGCGGATACCAAGTCGCGTACGCCTTTGGCAGGAACTTGATGCCGGTGTTGATCTGCTGGCGAGTAACCGTAACAGTTTGGCCAGGATTTACCGCAGCACCCTGCGTACGTCCGTAGAGGATGCCTTCCATCATGCCCGCGCCGCCCAGGAACTCATCCCAAACACCAGCACGACGCAACTTAGCTTGGAAAGGAGTGTCCACAAACAAGTTGTTATAAACGACGTTTTTTCTTACGCTTTCTAAGTTACTCGCGTCGATTTCGTTGTAAAGTGGGTCCGTTGGCATATAAATCCTGTCCTTTCAGCGTGTTACTTGGTTATTCCGTAACCATCAATCTTGAATTTTTTTCCCAAAAACAAAAAAGGCTCAAGCCATTTCCGGCTTGAGCCATTGCTTATTCCCCGAAGGGGGGCATGTGTCTCGACTACTAACTCAAAAAATTACCGCACTAAGCAGCTACCGCTTGCTCCACTATTTCCTGGTGAATTGAATGAGAAGTTGCTTGACGGCGTTGTTGGTCGTTCAAACTCAACGGATCTGGGCGTTCATTGGCTTTTACGGCACGCGCCACATCGGCAAACCGCGAAGGTTGCGCAACATGAACGTCCGGGTTCGATCCAATCTTTTCCGCCCATTCCTTATCTTTTGCCACCAGTTTTTCTTGAATTTCTTTATCCTTGGCGGCTAACTGCTCTTGCAGCGGTTTCTGCGCAGCGGCTGCAACTTCGGCATCATGCTCTTGCTGTACCTTTTGCTGCAAAGCCGCTTGCTTGCTAGAGAAATCGTACTTGCGAGCTACATAATCGCGGAATGGCAAGCGGGCATTTGATGCTTCTTTCGCTAGCACATCAAAGCTGTCAGGCAAAAACTGACCGCCGCTTAGCCTGGCGTATTCCTGCATTGCCCAACCGACATTACTGATGCCGGCTCCCAAGCGCTCGTCAATGGCCTCCAAAGAGAAAACCGGAGAGCCGGGTGTACCTTCACCGGTGCCGGCCACATAGCGACCCTTTGCGTCACGTACTTGGATAGGTTGAGTAGGGGGTGCAAGAGGATTTTGCGGTTGATAGCCCGGCGCATCCTGCGGAATAAATCCACCAGTTCGCGCTGATTCATTTTGAGTTTTATAGAACGCGATTTGCGCCTCTAAATTTGCCTTTTCCGTACCCCATGTATTAAGCGCCGGCGCAATGCTTTCGTCATAGAACTGACGATAACTACGCTCTGCAACTTCGGCCGACTCCTTTGCTTCAGCAGCAGTCTTACGCTCTTGCTCGGCCTTTGTAACAGCGTCTGCCGCGGCTTTTCTTTCTTGTTCTGCTTTTGCCGCAGCTTGCTGTGCAGCTTGGCGCTCCTGTTCCGCAGTCGTCAATACACCGCTAAAAGCCTCAACGGCCTTAGCGTCGATGGCGGCGATTTGTTCATCGGTAAAGCCGGATTGTTTCAAAATTTCTTGAACAGTAGCCATAACAGTGTTTTCTCCCGAAATTTTTAATATTGTGGCTGTTGAGCCATAGGTGTCGGTTGCGGCGGCGTAATAAGTGCCGTCTGCATATCCTGAATACCTTGTGAAACTTTTTCAGCGCCTGCAGCAAGACGCGGATCGGAAGCAGCCATTTGCTTTACGACTTGGTACCATTGCGCAAGTAATCTTTGTAGATCGGTGCCAGGGCCTTGCGAAGGCGCTTGTGGCTGTTGCTGCGAAGCATCTGATGGGGGAGGGGTCTGCTGAGGCGCGCCGCCTCCCTGGGGGGGTGCGGCGCCCTGAGTTTGTTGATCTGGCATTGGTGTTGGAGTAGTCGCCATTTAATTAAGCCTTAATGGCGCTTTTCTTGCCACGGCCCTTGCGGCCACGAGCTTTGCGGCCCCTCTTCAGGTGACTCGCCTTCACAGCTTTAACGCGATGACGCTTTGCCATGATGTTCTCCTTGGGTTGAAATAGAAATGGCCCAGGGGCCATTTCGGTCCTGAGCCATTGCTTATTCCCCAAGGAGGGGGGGCATGCCGCTCAATATCTTTTCGATATATATGACTTATATTACTCTTTGTCAAGCACTAATTACAAAATTTTTGTACCTATGCCTAATAAGTTGCGAGTTTCTTCCACAAGAAGCTCCGGAATTCTAGTACGTTGCTCTACATTTACTCCTTGATGTTTGCCTTGGTTGTACTGAATAACCATTTTTCCGGTCGTACCGGTTGCTTTAAGTATTTCATCGACCTCGGCGACATTAGCAGGTAATTCAATGCTGGCTTCAGTCACGAAGTAATCTTTTTGAACAGCAATCTGAAAAGGCATTCGTATCTCCTTCTGTTTTTACGATTCACTAACAACGGTTCTGGGCGTGCCACCTTGAGAACCTTTTTGTTTTAATTGCGGTGCTTTTGCTCCGCTTGGGGGGCGACCACCACTACCTTTCCCCTCACCACCACCTTTACCGCCACCGCCACCCTTACCACCGCCTTTTCCGCCACCCTCCTGCGGAGACTGAATTCCTAGCTGCTGCATTAACTGCTGAGCAGCAGCGGCAGCAATGATCTTAAGTTTTTGCATTTCAATTTCTTCGTTAAACCATTTTTCGCGCTCGGTGTTGCCAGGCACATCGCCGTAATTCGGCACGTCAAGTTTTTTCATGACTGTCGCCCATGAAATAGGGGCATTTCCGCGCTTTAGTTGCAAATACTTCATTTGCTCTTGCATCTGCGTAATACGCAGCAAGGTGCTCGGCACAGAAACTAAACGAATTTGCTTGGCAAACCAACGCGCGCGCGTTAAACGATCATACTGGGATGAATTTGGCGGGAAATTTCCACCAATAAGTTCATCCGGCATATGGCTAGGAACCAAGTCATCCGGATTGAAATCAAAAACCTCCCTGTCGACTTGATCTGGGCCAACATATTCCATAACCCGTTTTACGTTGAACCATTGCAAAATAAGAAACTTCATGCGCTCGCCAATGGCCTTATTTGCTTTTTCAATCCTTGCCGCAATGCCCTTGGCAATAGGCCCAATTGATTCCAGCATCTTATCGGCCGTTTCATTGGCCAAGTTCATTTTGATGTTTTGCAGATTTCCTAAGTCTTGTAACCCTAATTGCGACTGTTTGCAGTTTTTTAGGTACTCTAAGAACTTAAAATGTTCTGAATTGACGCGAACCTCTTCAGGCAAAATCGATTGCATAATTTTTTTGGGCTCGCCATCAACGCCGTACCGAACGTCTTCTTCAAAAATGTCAAAATGCTCAATTTTTGCGCCACCGGTCGCGGTGTGATCGTAACCAATTGGTGGGTTTAGCGTAGCCGTAATAACTTGATCGATTTTTCGTTCAATTTTTCGAGTTGTAATTTCGATCGAACCGACATCGCCGACCAAAGATCGTCCCATCGGTTCCCAAGCCCAATCATCGACAACATACTGAATGACCGGCATCTTACCGTCCCAATCGAATGCTGGCCCGTCGTACATTGGTCGATCCAAACCCGCCGAAGTGATAATGAGCCTTAGATTTGGATATACGCGGCAATCCTCGATGCTTCCCGGTCGCATGTAAGGCATTCCGTTGCGCATCCCGCCAAAAATCATTTGGCCAACGTAGGGCACTTTGTAAAACCAGCTTGTGTTCGGATCGCCCATTGGCAATTCAAAACCAGTATTATTGATACGAAGATCTCGAATGAACGTATAGCGGATCTCCGTATAGAGATTTCCGAAACTACGACCCTGTTCGCCGTAACGGTAGCGCTCTGCATAATCCAAGCGTCGCGCTTGCGTTTGTGTTTTGTAGCTACGCGGCCCAACTGTCTGCAAAAGTCCTTGATAAAGTGGAAACCGGCCATGAGCTTCCGCAATCGGCATGTAATCGTAAATTGTGACCGCATAGGCATCTTGCACATCATTGGTTCGCGGAATTTGTACCGGAACAACATCTAAAAGTCCTAAAGCTTCGAAAACGATCTTGCGTTCGCCGTATCCATATTCATCGGCACGCACTTTAGGCCACAGATACCCGATGCCCATTACGCTGGCATATTGCAGGACTTTTAAAATCTGGAAGGGAAAATCTGATTCTAGATAGACTGCCCTAGAAACCTTAGTAAGCATTTCTGCAAATTTTTTATAGGCGGGAAAATCGGAACCATAGGCTGCAATTTCGCGAACTTCAGCCAAAGTCTCGCAAAATTTACGAATATCGTACTTTAGCTCATTCGTTATGAGTGTCGATCGCGATTTATCGCGAAAAATCGCATCAAACACACGTAGGTTAGCGCCCAAATTCTTGAAGCAGGTTTGACCCTCTAAGAAACCTTCGCCTTCTTGAATTTGTTCTTCAACCCATCCAGCGCGAACGCTGGGTGACGACTCAAAGCTTGGTACTTGCCAGCAGGTTGTATCTAACTCCATTCATAACTGCTTTCCTCCTCGGTAAGCTACTATCGTGCATAGTACTTAAAAATCGGCTTTTCGTCCACAACAAGTTAGTTAACGATGCTGTTCGTATGCTTCGCTGTGCAAATAGCTAATGCGTTTTTGCTTGGTGCGATCTTCACGCTTGTCGTAAAGCATTAAATGACGTTCCAAAAACTCCCGATTAATTGCATTGCGTGCATTCGATATTTGCCACAAAATTTGTTTGCGCAGCGCATCTCGTATCGGACCTTCAACCATTTCACGTTTTTGATTATTTATTTCGCCATTCATTGCTTCCCAAGTGCGCATTTTCTCCGAACATAGTTCGGCCTCGTGCGCCGTATTGCACACAACTTTTTCAAAACCATCTGGTGCCGGATATGCTTCTGGTAGTCCCATGCGCCATTCTTTGGTCGTTGGGCTAAACCAATAAACGATTTTTTTGCTTAAATTAGCACTCATGGTTGATTAATCCCATCCTCCTACCCCAACGGCATTAAGGGAGCATACAGAGTGGCTAAGCGGCGGATTTATATTTGTTGGCGGTGAATAGCGTCGTTGCGCACGATCCGCCAATACATCCATGTCGTGAACCGTAAAGTACGATTGCGCAGCTGCGCGTACGCGGTCGTCATGGTAACCGCTACGATGCACCATTTTTGAAGCTCGGCCGGCGGCTTCATGGCGCTCCAGGGTCTTTAACTCTTCAATTAGCCACTTTGACGACGGTCGATACCAACCTCCATTTACGGCTTCCGTAAAGCGCGTCATCAAAATAGGCACGCTCCATACGTTTGAATACCAACCCTGCTTTTTGCTTGAATCGTCTTTAATCTTTTGGCTATCGTAGCGCTTTGGCTTGTGATGGTTATGGAATCCCATTAGCTTGAGCTGGTGTTGGCAAGTATCGCCAGGTCGGCTGATCTGTTCTACGCAAAATTTGACACCCAACGGGTTTTTGGTTCGTTCGCCATACCAAGCAGCTAAACAAGCAGCAAAGCCTACAATTTGTGCTGAATTTATCCTATTTGAAGTAAGTTCTGCCACTTGAATATCGCACTCATCACCAAATCTATTACGTGTCAAAGAAACGCAAGTGCGATCTTCATCCTCTTTTCCCAAACCATCAGCTGTATCAATTCCGCAGCTATAATCACAGCCCGGTTTTGGCTC